TATTATCATCTGCTTGAGCAGTAGTAACACCACTCATTGCATTAAATCCAAATGCAACATTTCTAAGACCAATTGTGGCAGCACCAAGAGCATTTGACCCGCCAGCTAGGTTGTACGTTCCAGTAGTTATCGCATCTCCGGCAGTACTTTGGAGTAATATATTATTCTGTGTGGGAGTTCCCCTTAGATTTGCAAGTTCTCGAGCTTTAGACATGAGTATAATCCTTTATAAATTATTTCTTTGAAATGTACTTTTCTTTATATATTTATAACCAAGCTATATTAGACAACTATTTTTTCCAATCCAACCTTCTTCTTTTCCTGTTGAAAAGCCTCCCAGCTCATTGAACCAGTTTTCTTTTTTCTCACTTTTCCTTCATTTTCCTTCGGTTCTGTATTCAATTCTTCCTGTGCTTCTTCCTCTAAATCATACAACTTCATCTTTGCTCTATCTATTCCAATCACAAAATTTCTGTTTATTACAGGGTCATTGTAACGATTTTTGAGTTGTTTTACCTTAATTTGATTGTGTTCTTCCAGTTCTTCCGTAGAAATCAAAGCAAACATAAAATCAGCAGTTGCTGGTAAACCAAAACTTTCACTTGTGTCTTCTAAACCAACATCCGAACTCATAAACCCTGTACGATTTAACTGAGTAGCGGACACAATAGGTATGTTACATTCAACAGCAAGACCTCTCAATTCTTCAGCAATAGCCTTGACAACAAAATACGAACCAGCAGATATATTATTCTTGTATCGTGTAGAAGTACAAAGATTTAAGTAGTCCATAAACAAAATGTCTGGTATAAACCCTCTCTTAATCTTCAGTTCGTTGATGAGAGCACGAAAGTTATTTGTTGAAGCAGTTGCTGTAGGATATTCCTTTACAATCAATTTTCCTTTAATTTTACCCCTCAATTTCTCTATCTTCTTAGAATAAGTTGTCTTGGGCATATCCTTGAGAGTATCTAACGACACATTCATAAGGTTAGCATCAATTCTCTCAGCAATTCTTTCCTCAGCCATCTCCAATGTGATGTAAAGAACATTTTGATTTTCAGCAAGACAACTTGAAGCCATGTGACACATAAACAACGATTTACCTACTCCTGTTCCAGCAAGTGCAATGTTTAGAGTTTTTCTTGGTAATCCCCCTGCTGTGATTTTATTAAAGTATTCCAAGTCAAAAGGAATCTTTTCCTCTTTTTTTCTATAAAAGTCGAAACGCTCCATAGAATTGTCGAGATAATCGTGCCCGATATGAGTATCAAAAGTAACAGATAAAGCATCGGAAAGAATAGTAGGTATAGCGTCTTTTGAGATTTCTGATTTAGAAGATTCATCGAATATACCTATGGAATCTGTGATTGCATTATATAGTGCTTTGTCTTGACAAAACTTTTCGCTTCTCTCAAGCAACCAAGATAAATCTTCTCTATTTTCTTTTTGGTGAGTTGTTTCAGCATCATTCAATAATTCCGTAGTAGAACCAAATTGTTCTTCTGTCAAATCATTTCTATCACTCAGTTCAATAATGAGAGCTTCTTTACTTGGTAAGTTTGAGAACTTGTCAAAGTATTTATAGATTTCGTTGAAAATTGTTTTGTCTGTATATTGTGAGAAATATACATCCTTTATAAAAGGCAAAGTTTTTCTGGCGAATTCTTCATTATAAAGCAGGTTTCGTAAAATGGTATCTTCTATTCTTTCCATCTTCACTTTCTTGTTTCTGTATTTCTAATTCTTCGTTGATGACATGAATGTAGATTTGACCGAGCAGATACTCAAACTCTTCACCTTCTATATCAGAAACTTCTTCATCCATATCTGGTGGGATTCCAATCATATCATATTCATACCGAACTTTAGTTGTTCCATCTTCGTTGTCTTTATCTGCAAATTGAAATCTTCCATATGCTACAACAACTCCCTTGAAAGGGCCTTTCTCAATCATAACACAGGCCCTGTCTTTTCCTTCGGGGTCTGGTTTTATACTATAATGACTCTTTATCTCCGCCTGTGTCATCTCCGGCATCACCGTCATCGTCTTCTGTTCTTCCATAGGTATACTCTACTTTCGTGTATTCATCAATTTTAGTTAAAACATCTTCTGTAAAATATTTTTGTGGGTCTTTGAGAATTTGTTTTGAAAATATTTTTGTTCCATCTGGAAGTTCAATTCGTGTAGATACTTTCTTGAAAACTCCAGCAGCTTCTGCAAGTTCCACCAATCCATAATACTTACTCAATCCTTTGCTATAAGTCAAGAGAACATCAACCATCTTATTTTCTTTTGTCAGTCGTGATTTGTTCATCTTACAATGAATGATATTACCGATTACCTCTGTTCCATCCTTTTCTTTTCGTTTGGAAAGAAATACAATAGAAGAAGCAGCATATTGCATAGCAGAACCACCACCCATAATTTTAGTTGGATACATCGAACCAATCTGGTCATATACATGATTAGTAACGATGAACGGAACATTCACCTTAGCAAGCATCAGAGTGAGTACACGAAAAGCACCCTTAATTACTTGTGCTTTTGTCATGTCTTTTTTTCCAGTATCATCGGAAATGTCAGCCATCTCTTTTGTGGTTGACAACATACCCAAAGAATCTAGACACATCATCAATGGTGGTCTTTCCGATTCTTCCTTCTCTCCGTGTTTCTCTAGGATTTTCACTGCTTGATGTCGAAACTCTTCTACTGTCGCAACAGGCATATGATACACTCTTGATGTATCGATTCCACGTTCTTTGAGCATATCACTTGTCAATGCTGATTCTGACTCAAAGTAAATACATCCACCAGTAGGATTCATATCAAGAAAATGTTTGACTATTCCTAGTGTGAAAAATGTTTTTCCAGTTGCTGACTCACCAGCAATTGCTGTTATTTTATTTGCTGGCAATCCACCATAGATACTTCCAGACAAAAGAGCGTTGAATACATAAGAACCAGTATCGATGTATTGTGAAACTTCACCACCAAAAATACCATCATCCACCAACATTCCATATTCGTTCCCCGCTGATTTAGCAAGGTCTTTAAAATAAGTCATACTTTATACCTTCAATTATTTTTTTAATCATATTTAATAATAACAAGTTATGATGAAACAGTCAAGTTTTTAATAAATCTTTCTGTCTCTGTATATCCACCAACATATTTTCCATCAATAACAACTTGAGGAACAGTTGTAACTTTTTTACCAGCAGCTTCACTCATTTGCTTTAGTAATTTTTTATCACCAGAAATATCAATTTTTTCAACCTCTATTCCACTATCCGTCAATTCTCTTGCTACTCTGTCGCACCAAGAACATTTTGTTGTACTATACACTTCTGCTTTCATTTTTACCTTTCATTTTTAAATGGAGGGCGTGCCGCTGGAACGACACTCCAGGCCCCCCACAAATTTTATTAAGACTTCTTTAGTCTTTTGAACATATCCCATGTGAGGATTTTGAAATTCTCACTACCATCTTCTTCTTCGTATTCCGCGACATTCTCCTTATCGATTACTTCTTTGTCGCTAAGGTCTGGAGCAACCATAATCGTTCTTGTCGCCATTTTTCTCTCTTTACGATATTCCCTCAGAGAGATATTTGCAGCTATCACCAAGACAACTGCTAGAGGGTCAAATACAAAGATGAGAAGAATAATAATCCAACGAACCGCCTGTTCAAGTTCACTTTCACTAACATCATCATATAGCATACTAGCAACATAACGAATAGGGCCAACCTCAACTTCCGCAAGATTTAGTTTAGTTTTCATATTAAACTTCTCATCTGTAAAAACATCTATTTCATTTTCTAATCCTTCTATTTTTGTTTTCAGTAGAGAGGTTTCGTTTTCCATCTCTCCAATTTTTTGTAATCCTTTACTGACAGCACCAAGTTCTATATAGCGATTTAGTGCTTTATCTAAAATATCCAATCTACCTTGATATCGGTTTATCTGGATGTTCTTCTGTTCTACCTTGAGGTCTATTCGTGTTATTCTTTCTTCCAGAAGTGAAGTAGGGGAAGATTGAGTAATGTGAGCTCGAGAAAGAAACCCAAATATACCAAGTGAAGTAATAATCATCAGTACAACTACAGCACCAATGAAGTATGTTTTCATTATAACAGGACAAGTCTTCCAATTGGTGAATGTCCAACTAGCACAAATGAGTTTACCTATTTCTAGTACCACGCCCATTATCATAATTGCTGTGGTAGCGCCCGAAAAGATGGCCATCAAACCTACGATGGAATACCAAGCGGCAACACAACTTATTGCTAATGCTGTAAAAAGTGTAAGTAACCCAAAATACATTTAACTTCCAAAAAAACTTTCTAATGTTGATACTTTCTCTGTATGCCATCCCACAGCATCTAAAATTGTCCGCATCGGTTCAACAAATGATTTCTCAAACATCTTATCATAATCGATATACGCTTCAAGTTCAAGTTCTGGTGGAAGTTGATTCATAATTCCAATCGCATCTCCGCCCACCATATTCTGTTTCTTGAGATAAGCAAACTTTATCTTTTCTCCATCCTTGATTACTGGATAATCGTTAGTTAGTTTCTTATCCTTTAGTAATTTATTATACAACAATGCTGCTTTGACATGAACAGGAGAACCTTTTTTGTAAAGGTTTGCTGAATCGTGATATTTCTCAAGACCACGAACTGAGCGAGGAAAGAATATTTCTTCTGCTCCTAGTGTCATGAACTCTTTTCGGAAATCATCAATATATGTTATCACATCATCTTCTGTACCATTCATAATAATCTTGAAGATGTGTTTCATCTTATCTTTACAAGCAGATGGAGTTGATGACCTTATTGCTTCGATACCCATCATCTTGAGTTTAGGTTCTTCATACCTCACACCCTCAGAGTCATACACATTCATGATGTATCTTTTCTTAGCAGTCCATAGTGCTTTGTCTGCTAGATTCTCACGTTTCATCACCATCTTTTGATCGAAAGCATTTACATAATCCTTGAGTTTATCGTATGACTTATCGATAATCTTTTCCATCTGTTCAGCACAAACCTTGTCGAGAAAATTAATCACTTTGGTCTTGTCTTCGATGTCATCACCATACACTTGTTTCACAAGGTCATCCATACAGATATAAACAGAATCAGTATCAACTGCTACAACATAATCTTTTTCTTCTTCTGGTTTTAGAATCCCATTTAGATATCGATTGATTTCTTTCTCTACCCACTTGATGGATAGTTGCCCAGAGGTAGTGATTGCCTCCGCAATTCGTTGGTCAAAATATCGGAAATGTTGATTGCCCATAGCACCAAAAGCAGAGTTAAGAGTAATCTTTAGGTTGTTCTGCATATTATGATACTTGGAAATAAGATGTGTCAGGTTTCTCTTTTCTTTCCTGTCTTTCTCTTTCTCCAACTTCTTCTTTGCTTCAATCATCAACAATTTGTATTTGACACGATTGTCGTAAAGTTCTTGCATCATCTCAGGAAGAAATCCCTGTTTATCCGTCTTGTAAAATTCGTTATTGGGAGTATAGGTTACTTTGTATTTTTCCAATGCTTGTAAATCCAAAGTTTCATCTAACAATCCATCTACTCCAGGCCGAGAATCTTTTACCTTTTGTAATTCTGGTGGTAGTTCATCAGTAATCAAAGTTTCTGGTGAAATGTTGTACTGCATGATTAGATGAGGATACAGAGAATTCAAATCAAAATTCACAACCCAATTATGAGAACCGATTTGTGGTTCTTTTACAAATGCTCCCTCAAAGTTGGATGATTTACTAGCGTGTGTTTTGGGTGGAATTACAATGTTCTTTCTCAAGAGATTATTGTAAATCAGAGTATCCCACATTCTTACTTGGCCGAATGTATTACCATAGTTCACCTTACTAAGATAAGCAAGTGATACAACCATCTCAAGTAGTTTCATCTTACCCTCAAGTTGTTCTACCAACTCCACATCTTTAATGTTGTATTCTATGAACTTCTGATAATCGTTTTTGTAAAGAAGATGGAGAGAACCCTGCTCAGAATAGTCGAGTTTATGTTCACCCAATTCAACAAAAGCGATGTGGTCAAGTCGATAAGACTCTTGATTGACAGAAGTGAATTTACGATATGTTGAAAGATAGTCAAGAGTTTCCACACCATAGATTTCATACGTTTGGATTTCTTTACCGCCCAATCCATACATCATATATTCACGAATCTTTCTCCAAGGCGAAAGTAATTTCGATGGGTCTTTCTTAGCATCAAAGAGTCTTTGAGCACGATTGACAAGATACGGAATATCAAATGTTTCTATGTTCCATCCTGTGATAATGTCAGGAGATTCTTTATCCCACACCTCAAAAAACTTTTGGAGAAGTGCTCGTTCAGAATCAAATCGAAAATAGAATACATCTTTTCTATCGTGAACAAATTCACCCCTACCGAAAACATAACACTTTTTATCAATCTTGATGGTGATTGCTGTAACTTCTTCATTGGCGGTTTCGATGTTTGGAAATCCATTTTCAGAACCAGTTTCGATATCAAGATAAGCAATACGAATCTTGGAAAAGTCATATTCAATATGCTCTTCTGGAAAATGTTCTGCTATGAAAGAGAATTCAAACTTATCATTGCCGTAAATGTTAAAGTTATTAATCTCTTTGTATTTGCGGATGAAATCACGACACTCTTTCATGTTTCCTGGCCGGATTTCTCCAACTGGTTTACCTTCCAGAGTACGGAATTTGGTTTCTTCTTGTGTAGGTATGAATAAGGTAGGATGGTATTCTATTCTGTCTTTGAATCTTTTGCCGTCAGAAGAGATACCACGAAATAGTATATTATTTCCTAGTGTAACAACATTGGTATAAAAACTCATCTATTCTTTTTCATCAAAATTGTGATATTTAACATAGTTCACTTCTAACTTATCTAACTCATTATAACACATTAAGATGTGTTAGTCAATCCAATTCTTTCTCCTATTAAATTGCCCTATTACAAATAAAAATTGTAAGTAAATAAGCCACACATATTTCATATTTCCCCCTCATGAAAGAAGTCCCGGCTTGTATTGGGT